GCATTGTATGAATAACCAATGCCAGCGTATGTGCCACGAATTCGATTGTTGTAACTGGTACGCACACAGGTTTGGCCCCTGTATTGGGCATACCATTGCTCAGGCGTTAGCCCTTCTATGGTTTCGGTTTCATCTTTACCGACAATGACTTCAGTAACAATTCCTGCGTTATCCAAAAATGCGTAGTGAGCCATTAGACAGTCACCGTTCCCGTTCCTGCTGTGAATTTATAGATCGTGTTGCCACCCGAGGTTGTTTTTGTGTAAGTCAATCCACCGCCAATAGAAGTCAAATCTGGATAACTTGTGCTGTAACTGATGATAACAATTCCAGAACCTCCAGCAGTTGATGTTCCACCCGATGTTCCAGCGCCAGAACCGCCAGTGCCAGTATTGGCTCCCCCTGCGCTTCCACCGCCAACATCACTTCGACCAGTTCCACCTACCGAGTAAGTTACGGATGAACCAGAAATACTATTTGCAGTTCCTAAACCGCCCAACCCAACATTGCTGACATTTGCAGAACCGATACCTGTTGCACCTCCACCACCACCGCCGCCAGCATTATTTCCAATTCCACCGTTATTTCCCTCGGATGGACTGAAACCGCCTTCATTACCTGCGCCACCCGTTTGTCCAAGGTTTGAGCCACCACCACCGCCAGAACCTCCAGTAAGTCCATTATTGACAAAACCTGCGCCACCACCACCGCCTGTTGAAGTGAAAGTTGAAAATACGGAATTGCTGCCTTTGTTTCCATTTGTTCCGTTACCCGTTGCGGCTGCTCCACCTGCTCCTACCGTGACAGTAAAAGTTCCAGGCATGGAAAAACTTGACCCAGTGCGATAGCCCCCTGCGCCACCACCGCCAGAATAATGACCACCGCCACCGCTCGCACCGCCAGCAACAACAAGGCAATCAACAGGGCGCGATAAATGGCCTGATATCTGACTTGCCATGATTCCAATTTTCATTATGCAAGGTCCCCGAATACGATCCAAGAGTTAGCAGCTAGTTTCTTGCAAGTTGCACCTGAATTAGCCACACGCAATTTGGGCGTGGCACTTGTGGCACCTGTTGAAATCACAGTGGTCGTTGCCGGAGTCGTGGCACCGATTGTCGGCTGACCCGTACCCGTAATCCAAAACACATTAAATTCCGTGCCTACGGCAAAGTTATATGTGGCATCGGTTGGAATGTTAAATTGCTGAGTTGCCGCGTTGTTCATTGAAAATATGTTGTATTCATCCCCTGCCAAAAATGTATAGGCACTTGTCTTAGCCGAATAACTAGATGACAAGCTCAGGGCCACCGCGCCCGATGTTGCCCCACCTGATAGGCCCGACCCTGCCGCCGTTGTAACGGCTGTGATGTCTCCTACCGGTGCGCCAACCCATGCACTGCCACTGTAATACTCCAGCGCATCTGTGTCTTTCAGGTAGGAATACTGGCCCTCTTGTGGTGATGTAATGGCTGATGCTCTAGCTGCGGAACTGGCAAAAACCAGTACGCCTTGCATCAAGTAACCATTGGTGTCTGCGGCTGTCAAAACCTCACCAGTAGTGAATGTCTTGAACCCTAATCCTGCTGCCATGTCATGCTCCTTTTCTGCTTAATATGATAAAACACTGGTGTCCAAAATTCCATACAACGCGCTGTCAAGAATGAACGAATCAATCAAGGCTTCCATCGTGGTGAAGTCCACTGTCCATGAGCCTGGTGTGATGTGGTGGGCAACGCCAAAGATTTGTTCTTGCTTGGTAATGGAAGTGTTGCCTGGTTGTGTGGTCTGAATACTTACAGGATCAAAGAAATCCATTGCAAGAGCTGCGGTGATGCCTGTTGTGTAATTTTCGGTGTAGAGGTTCAGGGTGAGTTGGTCGCATCGGATACTTGTCTGCGCCCTTGATGCGACATAGGCCCTAGCAAGGTTAAGCGCATCGGTTGTGGTCTGCATAAGCAAATCGGTTTGAGTGTAAGTGTGGGCAAAGTATTGGGCAATGCTGGCTGTATTTGTAGCCGATTGTGTGGCCAATCCTGTTGCCGTGATGTCCGCTTGGTTATAGACAAGGGCATCGTTCAGAATCCATTTGGCATTGTAATAATCTATGCCCGTTCCATTATCGGCAAATGTTGTGACCGTTCCTGAAACCGATGTGGCACATTCATTTCTAGACTTAAAGACAAATGACCCAGTGGCATCAACATATACGGCTCCGTACTCACTGGCCCCGACAACAAGCATGGCATTGAGAGCTGTACGAGCAACACCAGGATCAGCTTGCATGGTTGTCTCTGTTGTGGCTAGTGAGACATCACGCATGGATGTGGGCCACGCAATTTGGTCAAGTATCTGATTAATACGGGTTCCCGACTTATCCCCTGCAATCGCCCCTGTGACCGTTGTGATGTTGGCAAGGTTGGCAAGTCTAAACGCATCAACGGCGGTGATGGTAGTGAAAGCCAAGTCAGCCCCATCCACATTGTTTGGAATGGATGTGGAATACGCCGTGATGTATCCAGCAAAGATGGGATATGTGGTTGCGCCGTATGTTGCAGTGATGGACACCTTACGCATTGGGCTCAGCAAATTGTAATAAGGCCCTGCGCTGTTCATCGGGTTGAAATCACCGTTTTGGTCTGCAATGACCAGGTTGAGAGTTCCTGCCTGGAACTGGTCAGCAATTAGATTTCTGCCTCGTTGGGTTTGAATCGAAACTACAACATCGGAAACATCAACAATGACTGATGCCGAATCTGCAAGTACATTCGTTCCAAGTTGGCCAGTTCCTAAAATGAGGGCCTGTGCGAACCCTGGGCCAGTGGAAAAGTTAATGACCGCATTGATGGTTGGAACGGTCATAGGAATTGGTTCAACAATCCTGCTGTGGCCGCAGTGGATGAACCATTGCGATTGATAGTTTGCACTCCACCTTGAATGGCCGCAAGCAATCCACCAGGGTCAATAATGCTGCCTTCAACTGTGATGTTGTTGATGGTAGTACTTCCACCGCCACCGAATTGTGCAGCTGCTAATTGGGCAGGTGACATATTTGAGCCAGCACCCATTGATGAATTGTTGGTGGTAATGCTGCTTGCCGTTGTTCCACCGATTGCTCCAATAGCAACCTGCTCAGCCAAGGTCGGCGGTTTGTAACCACCATTGGTTGCTATTGATTTGCCAGGGGATAAGCCAAGGGTTTTCATGTATAAATCAAGTGCATCCTGCTTTTGCTTATCCGCTATGGCCTGAGCAGTTGCAATAGCCAAAATGTTACGAATTTGTAGGATTCGAAGATTGTCGGATTGGTCAGCCGTTGCCCCACCTTGGGCTTTAACCGCTGCATCATATTTGTTTAACGCTTCCATGATGGCTTTGTTTTTGTCATCCTGGCTCATCTTGGATTTGTTGATGGCATCCACCTCAGCAATAAGGGTGTCATTAAGGGCTTTGAGTTGTGCATCGGTGATGGTTTTCAGCCCTGCCAATTTTCGCAAATCAGCGTTCTGCGTGTAATCAGCCAGTTCTTTCAATCGTCTCATAATCAAATCATTGTCATCGCCTTGAAGTGCTTGCATCAACAACAATCTCTTGCGCGTGTCCTCGTCAATGGTTTGTTTCAATGCAGCCTGGATTTGTATAGATGTCAGGTCAAATGCTGCATTGCCTTTGGAAAGTGCTAATTTGAGAGCTGCTGCCTTTTTGTCGGTTTGAAGTTTGGCTGCGGCAATTCTCTTTTCTCTTGCAATTCTGTCGCGTTCGACTTTGTTGGCTGCCCTAGATTCTTTGGCCATGATTGACATTGCACCCGATGGTGTTCCCGTTGCTGGTGCAAAATCAAGTTGATGTTGAGCTTGCAATTCCGCAAGCGTATTTTTGTAATCCTTTAACGCTTGTGTCGGCCCTTTCCAAATAAATCCAAGCACTGCACCAAGATAACGAGTGGATCGACCCACATCAATGATTGTGTCACTAATGACTTGCGCATAGCGACCAATTTCAGTGGTGGCATTACTAAAACTGCCACTCGCTTCCGTTAATGCTTGAACCAATCCTTTGCCAATGACTTCCATTGCATTTTGTCCAGCAATGGTCAAGGAATCCAATTTGCCAGCAAAAGTTCCTGCTGCAACAGCAGATTGACCAGCAAAAAGTTTTGCCAATTCTTCATTGATTTTGTTCATGTCACCGCTAAGTAACACGGTCTTTGAAATGCCAGTGCCAAGTTTGGACAAAGCAGCAGTGTTTCCTGCATAGGCTTTGGCTAGGGCGGCTGAAACGGAAACGACATCGCGTGAAGTTCCGGCTGCTATGTCTAAAGCAAGATTAAGTTCTTGCTGCGATGTTTTGTAATCGCGTGTAGAATTGAGCAAGTTTGTAAATGCTGGCCTGAGTTGATCATCAGATACGGCGGCAGTTGCTTCTAATTTGGCAATGAATGACTCAGCACCTTTGCCAGCTAAAGCATTGCCAGTGTTTTTGAGGGTTTGACCTAAAAGTTTTGCTGCTTTGTCATCTGCCGTAAATGCTTTGATGGAAGCCATGCCAAACTTAACAACCTGTTGAGTCCCATAAATGACACCGAAAGACTTAGCAAGATGCTTGACACTTTTATTGAGTTTGCTTACTGCACTTTCGGCTTTCTTAAAACCCCTAGAATCAAATTTGGAACCTACGACAATCGTTGGATTGGCCATTATGCCGCCTTTGAAAATGTCGTTGTTTTGTTCCGAGCGTAGAATTTCATCGTTGCTTCACTGATTGCTTTCATGGCTGCACCCTCGGCTTTGCCCTGATTCTCAGCCCAGGCGCGGAATATCAAACGGCCTTGACCCTTCAAACTTGATACGAGTGGTGGCAAGTTTGCAACAAATTGCCGACCAGCCCCAGGATTGACTGAGCGAGAAACGCCTTTGCCACTGCCCCCAGCCTTGGGTCCGACCCAGGGTTGATAGCCAGGTGGGGTGCGACCAGCCAATTCATAGATTGCACCGGCAGCGGATTTGTTTTGAATCTTAGCCATGCCAGTAAAGCCATTGGGATTTCGCTTGCTTGGTGTTGTACTAGCCACAATTCCCGATTTGATGAGTGCTGCATTGTAAGCAGGAAAACGCGTTTCACTGAATGACCGTGGCCGCCAATTAGTCATAGGCGGTTCACTGGTCACAAAGCCCCGAGCAGCTGAAACGATGGGCTTCAACGCAATGCGCAATTCTTTGTCTAGTGCTTTTTGCAAGTCTGGTGTAAATGTACGCAAGGCTTTACGGAGGTCAGCGTTTCCTCGGAGTTCTACTTTGGGCACGCTTCACCTCCTTTGCTCTGTCTTTCAAGACATCAAGCAATGCCTTGAACATTCTTTGATCCAATGCCAAAAGTTCATTAGGCGAAATCCCTAACTCCACACTTAGTGAGGCCACTAAATATGTGAAGGAATCTCGCTCTATTCGTTTGGGTTTTCGTCATCCAATACTTCAACGGATATCAATGTACCCACGAACTTCTCGCCAAACATCTCCACCTGCGCCCCACTCACTGAGAGACACTTCCAGGCAAGCCAGTAAATATCCGACTGCCTTTCCTCATCTCTGAAACGGCGGTGAATCCCTGCATTAAATTGTGCCTCAAAAGCAAACTCAATCGCTGGAGAAATCTTGTGAGTTGTCACTTCTCCTGAGGCCCTGGTGATTTTCAGTTGTGCCATTTTATGCTCCTATTAGAACGCTACTGATGTTGAAACTGTAACTGCGGTATTGACTGTAAAGGAAAGGCTAGATGATGCTTCATCAGCCACTCCACCACTACCCACTGGTGTCAAGTTATTGACAAGAATGGAAAATTGATAAGTTGGGTTTGTTGCTGAAACGGCTGTGCCTTTGACAGTAATCATCGAAATTGCCAATGTAGTTCCAAAGGCAGCGTTCAATGTTGTCATAACTTGTGATGCAGCCCAGTCATTGAGGAAATCAATAGACAAGGTTGCAGCTTGCAATCCTGCGGCGAACTTGTGAGCGGTATCCAATCTGTTACCACCTTGCGGCGAGTGAGTCATTTCTGCTCACTTCTGCATCTTTACCATTGATGCAGTTCAGACTATATCTTCATCCTATTTCTAGGAGCTGCGCGTGTAGTCGTTACGGACTCTCTGCTTTCGCAGGTTGCCTCGGTATTAACCCTTTTGGTTGGGGGCCTTCACTGATATAGCGCAGTGATTTTCATCGGCGCTTACGCGGCGAGTGGGCAATCCTGTCTACCCATAGCGGTTACCTCAAGTTCGTCCACAATTTGTGTGAGTGTTACTGCAGTGACATAACTTGAAATGTCAATGCTCGGCACCGTTGGTGCTGCTGCCGTTGCGAGTTTAACTCCGACATTATTGTTTAGATAAATTGCCATTGTTATTCCTCATCCTTTCCTTTAGTTGGGTTTGCGGTTTGTGTTTCTTTGATTTGGCCAACCTTAATTAGCCAAGCCAAGTTCTCTGCATTTGTATCTGCCATTGTTAGCTCCATGTCGTTAGAATTTGGATATTTATTTCTGAACTCAAAAGGTCACCTGAGGCTGCACTCAGAATTGA